CGGAAGGCGTTCTTGAGACAGCAATTGAAGCTGAAGAGACTCGCGCTCTTGCAGCCGAGGCAGCAATCCAAGCAGACGTTGATCAAAATGAAGCAGATGCTGATGCAGCAATCGCAGCGGAAGAGACTCGCGCTCTTGCAGCTGAAGGTGTCCTTGAGACAGCAATCGAAGCTGAAGAGACCCGTGCTCTTGCAGCCGAGGCAACAATCCAAGCAGACGTTGATGCTAACGAAGCAGCAGCTCTAGCAGCTCGCAATACAATCCAGGCAGACGTTGATGCTAACGAAGCTGACGCAGATGCATCCTTTGCAGCAGCAACAGCAGACCGTGCAGATATCCGCACTGAGTTCGCTGATGCAGATTCAGATCTTTCAGGTGCCCTTATGGTCACCATCAATGCCAATGAGTCCGCTCGTGATGCTTCTGTTGAAGTAATTCGTGCAGCACTTCAGGCTGACGTAGATCAGAACGAATCAGATGCTGATGCAGCAATCGCAGCGGAAGAGACCCGTGCTCTTGCGGCTGAAGGTGTACTCGAAACTGCAATCGAAGCTGAAGAGACCCGTGCTCTTGCAGCCGAGGCAGCACTTCAGAGTGAAGTAGACACATTCCAGACCGAGGTCAATGACCGCCACGTTAAAGTCTCTAAGGCTTCAATGGGCTCAGCAACAGACAACGGTGACGGTACATATACTTACACTTTCGCTGTTGGCTCCAAGTTCGCTCCGACCGAGGGTGCAATCATCCAGGTTTGGGTTGAGAGTGGTGCTACCGCAGGTGCTTACTGCTACGAAGTAGCTCCAATGTGCTACAATGCAGCAGAGACACAGCTTACTGTGACACTAAGCGTTGGTTCCGGTGCAAGTGACCCGGATTGCTTCGTAACAATGTCCAGCATGAAGGATGTTTCCTGATAGCATAAAAGTTTAAAGTCTCATTGAGGCATAACTTTTGGGGGGCCCTTCGGGGTCCCCTTTTTTTATGCACACTATTTAAGATGTAAGATAAATCTGTTATGATTGGAGACCACACCTGCGAGAACAATGAAAGAAAAAGATTACGAATATATCGCTAAAGTCGAAAAAGCCATAGAAGACAAGTATGGTGAAGAGGCAATCCAACACCCAAGGGCCAATTGGGACGAGGATAAAGAAAAAGAATACCTTGAGCAGATCAAGGATCTCCAGCAAAAGCAGAGAAAGATCAGCGAAGCCAAAGACAAAGTTGAAGTTGATGGCTTTTTAATGTCTAAAAAACTACTTAGTAAAGATTCAAAACGGGACTGCCCCGTCTGCGAAACTTATTCATTCCAGATAAAAGACGATGTTTATATGAATAAGTTTGAATGTTGCTTTGATTGCTACGTTCAATGGGTAGAGGGCAGAGAGGAACGTTGGGAATCGGGCTGGCGACCCGGAAAAATTGACGCTTTAGAGAGGAACTGATAAGTATGGCAACAACACTAGAAATTATTAACGGCCTCGCACAAGCAGCCGCAAATGCTTATGACGGCGCACTTGATGCTGATGGAAAACCACTTGAGATTGGTCTTAAGAGGGAAAAAGGAAACCCCATTCTCGACAAGAGGGTTATGGATGGATTCAAGGTTAGCTTCTATGGCCCCAAGATGTGTATTAACTATATGTCCGAAATCAACCTCAAGGGTCTTCAGGCAGACAAACTAGAGGGCGAGATTGAGCAGATGATCGCAGACATCGCAACCTATCTAAAAAAAGAATACAAGCGCATCACAGGCAATACAGTTTCCCTTACTAAGGATGGCGAAGTTAAGGCAAACATGCAGTACATGAACCGCGTTCGTTGCTGGGTTCAGGCCAAGCAGTTGTTTAATATCGCTGGTCTCGATGGAATGGAAGAAGTTGAAGAACCCTCCGAAGACCGCGTTGAGAAGAAGTTTAAAGATTTCCTCGACCAGGAGACAGATAAGCGCCCGTCAAACGACACAGCAAAAGATGAAGAACCGGCCACTTTTATGCCTTGGAACCTAAAGCGATGAAGTTGAAAAAAGAAAAATTAGAACAACTCATCCGTGACGAGTTGGGAAAACTAAAAGAAGGGGTAATTCATGGCCAACAAGGCATGACTATCCACCCCTTCGATAATGAATTGGCCAACCAAGAAGATAATATTCCTATTGAAAATGTTTATAAACAAGTTGCTGACGCAACCATTATGGAGATGGCGGCCCGCTATAATGAAGAAGATGTAAAAGAGATCATCAGGCACTTCGCCAATCAGGCGACACAAGGACCCGGCGGCGTTGGTGGTCTCCTAACTGATGAACAAATTCACGAGGTCTATTTGATGGTCACTGAACAAGTCCTTGACACAACGGGTGTTAACCTTTCTTCTTATATGCCGCAGGATCGCGAGCACCCGAACTTTATGGACACCGAATAGGGTGGTATGCTTACCAAAAAAGAAATTGTTGCAGAAATCCTGAGATCAGGAAAAGACCCAAACTACTTCGTAAACAACTATGTTAAAATCTCTCATCCCATTGAGGGATTAATCCCCTTTAAAACTTACGACTTCCAGAAGCAACTGCTCGGTGATTTCAATGATTACCGCTTTAATGTTATTCTGAAAGCCCGCCAGCTTGGTATCTCAACCATTACCGCAGCCTATGCTGCTTGGTTGATGATGTTTTATCGGGATAAAAACATTGTTGTTATGGCCACCAAGTTCGGCACCGCCTCCAACTTGGTCAAGAAAGTAAAAGCAATAATAAAAAACCTTCCAGAGTGGGTACAGGTTGCCGACATCTCCGTTGATAACCGGGCAAGCTTTGAACTCTCAAACGGCTCCCAGATCAAGGCAATCTCAACCAGTGGTGATGCCGGTCGTTCAGAGGCACTATCTCTACTCATCATTGACGAGGCCGCACACGTTGAAGGTATGAGCGAGCTTTGGACTGGTCTATATCCCACACTATCAACTGGTGGTCGCTGTATTGCCCTATCTACCCCAAATGGTGTAGGCAACTGGTTCCACAAGACCTATGTGCAGGCCGATACTGGCGAAAATGATTTCTTTCCTACGCTGCTTCCTTGGGAAGCACACCCAGATCGCGACAAGCAGTGGTTTGAAAAGGAGACAAGAAATATGTCTCGCCGGCAAATCGCACAGGAACTTGAATGTAATTTTAATACTTCTGGTGAAACTGTGTTTCACGCTGATGATATTGACCGCGTGCGTAATACCGTTCAGGAACCAAAGTATAGAACGGGGGTTGATAGAAACCTGTGGATTTGGGAGCAATATCAACCAAACAATTCTTATATGATCTCTGCCGATGTCGCTCGCGGAGACGCAAGTGATTATTCGGCTTTTCTTGTCTTTAAGTTGGAGACGATGGAGATAGTCGCAGAATACCACGGAAAGATAACAATAGACTTTTTTAGCGAATTACTCTTCAATACTGGAAGGGAATACGGCAACTGTTTAATGGTGGTTGAAAACAACTCTGTTGGCTTCTCCGTATTGGAAAAGCTGCGAGAAAAAGAATACCCTAACATCTATTATTCTATAAAATCAACTCACGAGTATATCGATTCAGTTCAGGCCCAACATCACAACAGTGCTGTCGCTGGTTTTTCCACCACAAATAAAACAAGACCACTCATCATTGCTAAACTAGAAGAATTCATTAGAAATAGACTAATTACCACATACTCCAAACGTATGTTGAGCGAAATGACAACATTTATTTGGAACAATGGCAAACCGCAGGCACAAAGAAGTTATCACGATGACCTAATTATGTCTTGCGCTATTGGTTGTTGGGTCAGAGACACAGCTCTCGTAGCAAACAAACAGGAGATTGAGTACTCAAAAGCAACTTTACAGTCTGTCTTCTCATCAAAATCGGAATTTAATACAGCTATTCCAGGTCAAGTTGGCTATAAGTCCGTTGAATTTTCTGATAAAATGAGGGAACACCAAAACAGTGTAAATGAATTTTTTTGGCTCTACAAGGGATAAACAATGGCTGGATATTACAACAACAGACGAAGAACAAACAACAATAATAACCCGAAAAACTTTAGATCAGAACTTTTTAAGAGCCTGACGCGGCTTCTTTCTGGTCCAATTGTAAATTACCGGGCTCAGGCCGAGCAGCAGATATCAAGAAGGAAGATGGACAAGTTCCAGTTTCGATCTGCCAGTGGTCAACAATTTAAAAAAACAACACACAATCCCCTTGATCATCTCCACTCAAACATTCTTGCAAGCCAAAACCGTTCCGAGCGGTATGCAGACTTCAATCAGATGGAATACACACCAGAGATTGCCTCTGCGCTTGACATCTATGCGGATGAAATGTCCACGTCAAGTGAACTTCAGCCCCTATTGAAGATTGATTGTTCCAATCAAGAGATCAAATCAATCTTAACATCTCTTTATGACAATGTACTAAATCTTGAGTTCAACCTGTTTGGTTGGTGCCGCACAATGTGTAAGTTTGGTGACTTCTTTCTTTATCTCGACATTGATGAAGAGTTGGGTATAAAGAATGCGATGGGCCTTCCAGCACACGAAATTGAAAGACTGGAAGGCGAAGCTCCCACAAACCCGAATTATGTCCAATACCAGTGGAATTCTGGCGGTATGACATTCGAGAACTGGCAGATTGGCCACTTTCGTATTCTTGGTAACGATAAGTTTGCCCCGTATGGGACTTCCGTGCTTGACGCATCCCGCCGCATCTGGCGTCAGTTAACTCTCCTAGAAGACGCAATGATGGCTTATCGCATCGTTCGTTCTCCCGAGAGAAGAGTTTTCTACATTGATGTCGGCGCAATCCCTCCGCAGGAGATTGAGCAGTATATGCAGAAGGTCGTTACGCAGATGAAACGTAATCAGGTTGTTAACTCGGACACTGGCCGCGTTGATCTTCGCTATAATCCCTTGAGTATTGAGGAAGATTATTATATTCCTACGCGCGGAGGTAATACTTCCAAGATTGAAACTCTTGCCGGGGGCTCTTACACTGGTGATGTGGACGACGTTAAGTACCTGCGAGACAAACTGTTCTCCGCACTTAAGATCCCCGCATCTTATCTCTCCAACTCTGCCGAGAGCGAAGAAGACAAAACAACTCTTGCGCAGAAAGACATTCGTTTCGCAAGAACAGTACAGAGACTCCAGCGATCTGTTGTGACTGAACTTGAGAAGATTGGTATTATCCACCTCTACATCTTGGGATACCGAGCAAAAGACCTTATCTCATTCAGTCTTTCCCTCAACAATCCCTCAAAGATTGCTGCGATGCAGGAACTAGAGCATTGGAAACTTAAGTTTGATATTGCTGCCGGCGCAACAGAAGGGTATTTCAGCAGGCAGTGGGTTGCTAAGAACATCTTTAATCTTACTGATGATGACATTGTCCGCAACCAGCGCGAGATGTTCTATGATCGCAAGTTTGAGGCCGCCCTTGAAGCAGCAGCAGATGAGGCTGCCGAAACTCTTGCTGGGCCCTCTGGCGACCTCGACCTTGAGGGCGACGCAGCCTTGGAAGACGAAGCAGGCTTTGATCTTGAAGACGAGATCACTGATGAAGAGATTGGTGAAGAAGGTGAAGAAGCAGCCGGTGAGGAAATCCCCGGCGATGACTTGCTCTTGGCTGAGCCCGCAAAGCGCGATGATAAAGTTGAGTATAAGAATGTTTTTGGTAAAACAGTCGCAACTCAAACAAAGAAAAGTCACAGCCCC